ACAGGCCTCGTGGGGGAGTTGGTCAAGCAGGCTCGCTACATTCGGCCATATCTGAATTGGACGATTGGAGCGGAGAGCCCCGGCCACCATCCAACGATGCCAAGCGCCGTCGCAGCTTTCACGACTGCATTAGACGCCCTCTCCAAAGCCAAGGACACCCGTCATGGTTGAGCAAGTCATACCTGACGCCGGGAAGCTGGTGGAGTTGGGAAACGACCTGCGAGATATGTTTGTCGAGCGCTGGGGGTTTGGACCTCCACCTCCTGCATATGCCGTCCTTTATCGGCGTGATCTTGAGGTTGTACGGTGGGCAGATGGCATTTCTGCCCGCGCATCCTCCGATACCGCTAAGAGTGAGGGGGAGGTATAATGCGCCTCTGTATGCTGATCGGTCACAAGTGGGGCCGCTGGGATTGGTGGTTCCCGTTGTTCGAACGTCAGGCGCGCCACTGCACGCGCTGCAAGCTAAAGCAGACGAGGGATATATGAACCCCGCCTATCGCATCATCCAGTCCGGCAAGACCGTCGCCCGCGTCGAAGGCCAACATGCCTTGCGCGAGATCATGCTCGCCACCCGCACCTACGCCCAGGACGGCCCGCTATCCATACAGAAGCGGATCAAGCGGCACTGGCGGGGGTTTGGGGTGATGGGAGAACCGACATGACAGAGGATGTTGAGGCAATCGCGGGGAAGCTGAGCCAGCAGGATCGAGACATTGCCTTGTCGCTGTGCGGCAACGCATGGCAAGGACAAGGTTCCGTCACGCCTGGGTTGAAGCGCATGAACGCGCTCGAACTGATCCACCTTGATGTACTAATATCGGCCACCGGCAACGTCAGGCGCTACAAGGCGAGACCGACCGAGCTGGGAACGTCTCTGCGTGCCTTCCTCGCCAGCAAGGAGCAGAGCGGTGGATGACGAAGACAACAACGATCTGGTACAGGCGGTCGCACGCTCTTTAAGCGAGACCGGCGGTGCATGCGGATGGGATCATGCGATCGAGTGCGCGCACGCCTTGCTGCCGATCGTGATCGAAGCTGCCGCCGTTGAGGCAGACAGGTTCGTTTATGGTTATCCGCGTTTGACCAAGTGCGATGTCACCGCTCGCGAGATTGCGGATGCGATCCGTGGCCTCAATCCCTTGCAGAACGAACCCGGAACAAGCTAATCTCCATGAATGGCCCGCATCCGAGTCGACGAAGGGGCAGTCACCCGAGCCCTGAGCGTGCTAGCCGAGGCGCGTGATGCCGACATACCCATGCAGACCAAAGGCGTCGCCCTCGCGCTCTATGTGCTTCGTGGACATTGCCCCGATGACTGGCTGCGGTACTTTTGGGATGCTGCCGGTACAGACCATGACATCGGTAGAGCGCAGAGCATGCACGCGGCTTACAACGGGGTTGAGTTACGGGTGAGAGGGAAGGATAAGAAACCATGACCGACACACCCCTACACCGCGCCGCCCGCGCCCTCATGAAATCGCAGAGCGGTGTCGATGACTTCGACGCGCTCGACGACGAGATGCAGGCGAGCTTGCTGGATGATGTGCGAGCGGTGTTGGAGGCGCTTAGGGAACCAAGCCCTTTGATGTTGACCTCAGCAGCTTATACGCTCGCTGGTGTCACTAAGGAGGCAAACGAAGCAAACGAGCAAGAGGCTTGGCGGATATTCCGTCGTATGATCGACGCTGCCCTATCCGAGTGAGACTACCCCGCGCCTACCTGCGGTTCCTTGGCGTGCTGCTGGTGGCTGCGGTGCTGATCGAGCTTGCGCGGGGGATGGTGGGCTAGATTAGATCATCCAGCTTGGAAGCAGCCCCACCAGTCCGCTTGTCGATCGCCTTCTTAGCCAGGCCATCCACGCCCTCTGCTATCACCGCAGCGTCCTTCTTGCCCAGGAACAGGCCGAACACGAAGCGAAGGGGTTTGCGGATCATGGCCTGATCTCCTCTGCGCGCTCTACAGCAGCGTCCGCGACCTGATCGGCAGCTTCCACCGCGCTCTTGGGTACAACGCCCCCCACAGCCGCCGTAGCAGCCTGCTCAGCGATCCTAGCACTGCTCTCGGCCATCTCGCCGCCGCTCTTGGTCGCTTGGTATGCCCAACCTACAGGACCGTTTGCCCAACCGGTAATGACGATGGCGGTGGCCAGCACCAGGAAGGCATTGTTGTCGAGTAGGCTCTTGTCGATCGCGATCATGGCCAGCACGATCAGGACGAGGACGAAGCAGCCGGCGCCGATCCAGCCTCGCGCGTCGGGCATCTGGAACTTCATCCTACCACCTTCCATGCTGCAGCAATGCGCTGATCGTAGCCCTTCTGACCCTTGCCGTTGTAGCCGCGAGCAAAGGCCAGGCAGTTTGCGGGATTGCCGTCACAGGCGTTCAGGGCATCCGTCAGGCCGTTCACGACCACGAAGCGGCAGAAGGCCTCGTAATGCGCCGCCTCGCTGCGAGACAGGCCCCACACAAACTCTGCGACGCTCGGATAGCCGAGAGCCTTCCAGTGGGCGCCCATGATCTGGAACTTGCCGAAGCTGGCGCACTCGAACGCGACGTTGAAGCCGAACAGCCCGGTCGCATCAGCCAGCTTCTCCCAGCTGTCGTTCACACCGTCCTTGTTCGCATCGACCGTGTAGCCGCCACCAGTGGGCGAGGACAGGACACCGAACGCCTTGCCGATCCGGCGGAACAGATAGTGCCGCTCGTAAAGGCAGGCGAGTAGGCCGGTGCGATCCCAACCGCTGCCGCCGCTCTCGACCTTGGCGACGGCCTTCATGGCGCGCAGGTTAAAGTCGTGGCGGTTGGCGAGGGCCTTGATCTCGTCAGGAGTGATCGACGCGGCCTGGCGGTTGCGAAAGGCCTCAATGACGGCGTTGCGGGTCTGCTTGCCCCAGCGCCCATCCTCAGCCAGGCTTACGCCGTGATTGTTCAGCCAGCGCTGCAGGTTTAGGATGCGGTCACTCATCACGTTGCACCTTCTGTGTCTCAAGCCGCCCCATGCGCTCATCCAGCGATCGGAACTTGGCTTCCCAATTGGTGGTGTTGGACGATTGGCGTTCGTCCATGCGGGCAAGGGTGAGTTGCATTTGACTGATGCTGGTAATCATCCAGAACAGGAGGCCGGCGCACCCTACGGTCATGATCCCAGCAATGATCGCGCCCGCCCACTTCAGCGGCGCAGGCATCTTTTCTTCAGGCGACAATGGTTGCTCCCTGCGCAGGCCTTCACCCTGCACTTTGAGGATTACGGCCTCGGCGACCTGTTCGATGATGAGGCGCTTTTGCGCGGCGTCGCCCAGGCTGTCAGGCATCAGCTCGTTCTCTCGATCATAGGGCGGTGGGGGGGTGTGGGGGCGTGAGCGATCTTCGGTTGTACGGTTGCGCACGCCCGCTGCTGAGCTAAGTGTGGTTCCATGGGAATCCGAGACAAATTCAGGAAACTAGTTCGCGCTATGCGAGGCGCCGCTCGCCTTCGTGAAGATCCACGGCGCCTCGCATTCTTGGCGCCTGGTGTCTCTCTCAACATCGCAAGCACAGGCAGGCTGACGCTCGGGCGAAAGGTCTCCATTGGTAAGCGTTGCGGCATCTCAGTGGGGCCAGGAGCAGTCCTCGCGATTGGCGATAGAACTGACATCCAACCAAATACTCGGATCAATGCCATGGTGGATGTTAAGATCGGATCAGATTGCGCTATATCTTGGCAAGTCGACATCCTCGATTGCGACTTCCATTCACTCATTCGTCCTGACGGCTCAGTCGCACCTAACAAAGCGCCAGTTTGCATCGGCGATCGCGTTTGGATCGGCACAGGCGTGAAGATATTGAAGGGCGTTACCATCGGCGAAGATTGCGTAGTTGCTGCCGGAGCCGTCGTTACTAAATCCTTCCCAGCACACTCCCTGATCCAAGGCGTCCCAGCAGTCCGCAAGGGCGAGGTAACGGGCTGGCGCTGACCCGTCATGTCAGGAACACGAACTTGGGTGTGCCGGTTACCGCCAGGTTCGGAGTCAAAGCGATGGACGCCCCGACATTGCTCCGAATTTCCAACGCCCCGGGGATAGGTACGGAGGCTGTCAGCACGTCATCGCACCAATACACGCGGCCAATCCGCCCGCTGCTTGTAGTGAAGCTGGCAGAATAATATTCCTTGCCGGCCTCGACCTTCTTGCCGAAGCCCGACAGATAACCGCCGCTCAATGCCGACACGGTGTATGCGTAAGCCGCCGCGCCGACCTTTGGCGTGGCGTGGTCGGTGCTCTCGTATAGCTTCTGCGATGCCCAGTGAAACGCATCGACTGAATAGTAGCACATGCGCTTGAAGCCAACGCACCAGTTCAAGATGAGCATTCGTGAGATGTAGTCGGCGGCCATCTGATCGGGCATCGGGTCAGGTGCGGGTGTGCCGCTATCCCCAGAGTGGAACGCGCCGGTGCTATCCCGCCACTGCCCCCATCCCCATTCTGTATTCCAAACCGGCTTTGCTATGCCGGCCGATCTCAGCAGGTTCTTGATATTGTCCGCAAACCCGATCAACCCCTCCGGGCGGGTCCAGGGAGCGGATGTGTTATAGCCATGTATTGATACTACATCGGCGTAGGCCATGCCGCCTGCTGCGATGAAGGAGTCGAGCGCCACGGCTCCAGTGTGAGAGGCAAAAACGCCATCAAGGCCTGTGAAGTTCGGCGCCACGATGATTGCTGTCGGGTCAACGGCAAGAATAGCTGCCCGCGCGAGTTGTGTTAGCTGGACGAGGCGCTCCACGGTTCCGGCATAACCTGAACCCACCCCATTCGGCCCGTATGATAGATCATTGCACTCGTTCCAGATCTCGTAAGCGGCACCAGGAAAGCCCGCGTTCTTGATCCGCGCTGCAACAGCCGCGCACCATGCTGTCCAGTCAGCGTCTAGGGTGGGAGGATGTGGATTATAGCCGACATAGAGTCCCGGCATCTGACCAGGCAGCGCTGTCGCCCAATCGGGGCCACAACCCAGGGTGTAAATCACCTTGCAATTGTTAGCCGCCGCTTGAGCTAGATAGTAATCCAACCTACCCCAAGCAAAGTTGCCTTTGGTGCGCTCGATGTTGCGCCATGAGCACCCGTTACCATCCCACGGACGGATAGTGCCCGCGCCGAGTGCCGTTGGCCAAGGCGTCTGAATATGATTGGCGGCAGCGCTGGCGCTATAGTCACCCCATATCGTCGTTGGGGTGAGAGACCCAGCGTGGAACCCGAAATATTCTGCCGGGATGGGGTCACCCCCACCTCCGCCCGCACCAGGAGCGCCGCCCGTAGCACCCGAGGTTCGCAACCTGAGCTTAAGAGCGCTCCCCACGTCAGTTCCTCACGTTCAAGTTGACGCCTACGAGTCCGGTGGTGCCGCCGATCGTCCCGAAGTTGATGCCTAGTCTACAGTTAACGCCTGTTTTTATCCGCTCGAAGGACGCAACGAAGCCGGACGAACTTAAAATGGGAATTTCTGAGAGTAGAACTTTCGTGCCTATAATCGGCAGATAGACAGTTCCACCACTTAAGTCAGCCTCAAGCCAGATGAACGCACCAGATGTTTCGGGAACCCAAGTCCGATCACTACCGGGTCCGAGATACTTGGAGAGACGGAGCATAAGGAATTCGCCGGTAGGGATGAAGGGATTACCATATGCGACTCCGTTGTTTGCACTGGTCGACGGAGAACCCACATTTGCGTATCCGCCATTTCCACGTACCACGTTAGAAACGACAGGCACCGGAGTTGTGTCTGACCCAATCCCCGCAAGGGTTGCGCGGACCTGCTCAAGCTTCACGTCACTTGCCACGTCGAACTGCGTTCCGTCCGCCTTGGAGCCACGAAAAGGATAGCCACCAGCCATCACACGATCTCCGCTGTTGCAGTGTCGGTAAGGGTCGCGCGGACCTCATAGGCGTTGTCGAAATAGGGATAGTCCTCAGCGGGACCGGTCGGGCTGTAGGAGGCCACCCCGGCGCTCACCGTGCCGTCGCGAGCGCGTGTGTCGATCGAGACTGCGCCGGTGCCGCCGAGCAGGATGCGATAGATCGCCGGCAGCTTCACCCACACGCCGTTCGTCAGCGGACCGCCACGCACCTGCGCCGCCGCCGAACCTACGAGCCCGTCTGCTTTGACGCCGGTGCCGGCGGTCGCCTGATCCTTCGTCAGCAGACCGGACGTATCGCCCGCAGCTAGAAATTCCGCACGCTGCGCCGGCGTCATGTTCGAGAGGATGGTCATGCAGCCAGCTCCAAGTAGTTGCCGTCAGAGAACTGGAGCGGCGATCCGTCTGAGAAGGTGAGGGCGCGTAGGGGCAATGAGCCGCCCGCGATCTGTCGGACAAGCTCGATGGCCTGCATCGGGATCATGCCGAGTGCGATTAGCTTCGCGGCGCTGCCGATACTTCCGATGAATGACGCAACCAGCTGGGCGAGCAGGCCGACCATCCCCAATTCGGAAAGGCGCCTAGCATTGCCTGAACCGGCGTTGATCTGAGAAGCCAACTCACGCGCTAAGGGCGGTGCGAATCCGACTTCTGCAAGGCGACGGGCATCTGCCATTAGCGCGGCCTTCCTCGTTCAGGATCTTTCCAGATCGCCCGCACCTCTTCCAGGCTTAGCCCCGTGCGATCGGATGCCTCGCCATAGGAACGGCCTGCACGCAGCAGGGCCAAGGCATGGCGACGCGTGTCATCAGCAATAGGCGTCATCCTGGGTCTCCTACAGAGGCCTTCCACGCGAAGTTGAGCGTACTCGCGGCGGCGCCAGTCGTCCGCACCGTGAACTGCGTGGACGTGATAGTTGTGGAATCGAGCCAGATCGGGTTGCTGCCCTCGCCAATCGTCGGCGTGATCGAGATATCCTGCTGGCGAGGCGCTTCCGAAAGGCCGTGGCTGATGGTCACTGACGAGCTACCTGATGCCACAGCAGAGGTGCCGCTACTGGCGGTCACATACCCACGGTTGCCCCAAACGCGCTTGGTCGGTGACCAACCCGTATGGCCAAAGAGGGATGCCACGCTCTGCCACCGCAGATCGCAGCCGGTAATCTCGTAGTCGTCGTTCAATCCGGCCAGATAGATGCCGTACTGGTTTACGTTCAGATCATCAGCGGCCTCGCATTGCAGGCCCTTGATGCTGAACTTGGTGACGCCCTGGCCGACGAACACACTGTCTCCGGCGGCGTTTGCACGCGCCCTAGGAACGCCGTCCACACGGACGTTAATCGTTTTGGTGCCGAGGATGACAATCCCGTTGTTACCGTTAAGATGCGTCTCAGAATCAATGACATCAAAGCCGTCGATCGCTGCGGTAGTGCCTGTCAGTGTAGACCCGGTGCTATCCAGAACGATGCCATTGGCCGAATGTGAACTCGCCCAATCGCCCGACGACTTGCCGCGAATGACCCGGCCCGTTCCTTGGGGGGAGATGGCAATGCCGCCGAGCGCTGTGTCGTAGAAGTTGTCATAGCTACGAAGGCTCGCAACGACTTGGCCATTGCCTGGCGAGACGAACAGATCGAAGCCCTGGCCGATGATGTCGTTGTTGTAGATCTTCAGCGCAGCGCTATCGTCCGTGAAGATGCCGGCTTGTACGCCAGGCGGCTGATAGTGCATCAGATTGTCGTGGATGGACTGGCTTAGATCGCCGCCGGTTGCCCAGATCCGCCGCGCTCCAGCAGCGCCGTTGGCGAACACATTGAAGTAGATATCGCAGTTCACGCCGGTCATTTTGATGCCACACTTGTCGGCGTCGAAAGAGCACTCAGTGACGAACGAGTTGCCGCCGGCCAGCAGCACAAACGGATCGTAGTTGGTGCGCGTGACGCTGCTGGTCAGGCGGCAATGCTGGATGGAACTGTCGTTGGCGCGGATCTCTACGCCGTTGCCCGTCGCTCCAGTGTGGATAAGTGCAGTGCCGAAGCCCTGGCCGCGAATGGTCACCGCAGGCCCGACAGGAATGACGATGTTGGTGTAGCGGAAGTTGCCGTATGGAAGCTCGACAACGCCGCCACCGCGAGACTGGGCGAACAGGACGGCGGCATTGATCGCAGCGTCATTGTTGGTCGCGTCGTCGCCAACCGCGTAGAACGGCGCCATCGTTGGGCGCACTATCTCAACCAGAGCGGCACCGGCGGTCCCGTCCGTGTATGTGGCCGTACCGGAATAGCCCACTAGGCCAGCGCCCTTCGCAGGGTCAGTGGAAGCGAGCTTGGCCGGGGTCACACTCAGGGCATCAATCGCCTGGCCCACACGCAAGGGCGTGACGATCTTGGCATTATCGACCCCAGATTCAGCATCCGCTTGTGAGGCCACAGGCCTAGCCGCATCGACTAGGCCCAACGGCGTGGTCCGATTGACGGTCACTCCATTGTCGAACAAGAGGGCGGCACTACCGTTAGGCGTCCCTACCACCAGATCCTTGGGGCGAATTTGGTCAACCATCAGAGCGACGCCTTGATGATATAGTTGACCACCAAGGAGGGCTGGACGTTCGGGTGCGCCTGCCCTCCGCCGCCTTGGCCGATGGAGATGCCGGTAGTGGCCGGCGTCGTGCTGCCGCTGACGATGTTGTATGGCGAGCCGACGCCGATTGACGCACCACCTGATGCGATCTGGTTCCCTAGGCTGTGGATATGTCCTGGGTCATTGACGGGGTGGCTGTGAGGTGCAAGCTGTGCCTCTGTCAGCGTCACCGACTGCGAACCAACCTGCGCGCCGAGACTTGCGCCGCCGGTTAGCCGGGACGCACTCGCCCCTCCCATGTCATCGCGGCCAGCAGCGACGTTGCCCCGCATATCGGGGGCATTGAATGTGGTGGTTCCGTTGCCAGCGCCGTACGAAGTTCCGATCACCGCGAACAAAGCCGCATAGTCAGCGCGGCTCAATGCCTGCCCGTAGCAGAGTGCGAAGCCATCCGGCGCCACTGCACCCGCGAACGGGAGAAGGGCACCGACTGGAATGCCTGCTTGACCTACTGTGGCGAGGTCCGTTGGCAGAGCGCCAGGCTGTGCATTGCGGATCGCATTTCCGCCCATATCGAGCGGCGCTCGCATGCCACCCGCGCCGTTGCGATCGAGCGAGTTGCCGAGTGCAGCAGCGATATCCTGCATGGCAGGGTTGTGCTGCGTCGGCAGCAGCGTATCGCCGCTTGAGACTAGCGTGCCAGGTGGAAGGGAATAGCCGCCGTCAGGACTGCGAGGCACCGTTTCGTTCTCCGTGTCAGGGAAAGCGAAAGGGGGTCAGTCGCGGGCAGTGATTTCGGTAAGGGTTTTAGCATTACGAACGGCAGTACGCAAGGATGTGCTTCAGGCATTGATTGAGGCACGTCACGTAAGGTAAGAGCAGAGAATGATCATAGCATTATCGACAGCGTTGGCCCTGTTAATGTCTCAGTCGGCATCGCCCGCTCAAGGTGGTGTAGAATTTGAGACGTTTTCAGGGCCTGCAAAGTTGATAGCATTCTCTGGCGGCATCGCGATAACTGATTACCCATCTCAGCAAAGATGCGAGTCTGCCAAGAAAGCTTTGTTGTATATGTTGGAAAAAGAGAACGAGAATAATCCGCCCAAGTATCTTCCAGGTGGCGGAACGATATATACTCCTCGCTTAAACGCACGTGCCTTTTGCTTCCCCGGATAACATGGGCAGCATTTTCATCTCGACTTTTCTCAAGAGCGTTATCTTCTCGGCTTGGTCTTGGTTTAAGGCGCGGAAGGCACGCCAACCAATACCGTTAAAATTGAGAAACGGTGTTCATGTCCCTTGGGGCTTCACACACAAAGTCGATCATTACGGGCGAAAGTTCACCATCGCATGGTGGATAATGATGGCTATCCTGCTATCCATTGCGGCGATTAAGGCGATTTGCGGCACCCTCTAGCGGGGCAATAAGCCATTTACAGCAGCACTGGTGCCAATTGTCCCACCACGGCTAGCATAGTCTTCAAGCTGCTGGCCGACACGCAAGGCAAGATCTGGCCTTTCCAAAAGCAAGCGCTCAATCGACCGCTGTGACGCGCGAGAGCCACCCGCCATAAGGGCGAGCGTGACACCAAGACCCGCGCCGGCACCGGCACCCGTGTCTCCCGCGACATAGCCAGCCCCGCCGCCTGCAACGCCACCCACGCCCAGACCCGCGACAAGCGCGCGCGTTGCCGTACCGCTGTCAGGCAATTTGGAGGGAAGGATTGCCTGCCCCGCGTTTGCTAGGTCTGCGAATGGCCGATTTCCAGAAGCTGAGTTGACCCGCCCTGTCAGCCGCGTGGCACTTGCAGCATCCGCGCGATTAAGTTGCGCCGGAGTGAATAGTTGATCCTCTTGGCTCTTGGCCGCATCGACCGCCTGCGCCAGCACGTTCATGCGACGGTTGCCTTGGTTCGCATCAACAAAACCCTGGTAGGCGCCGGGGTTCTGCCTCTCCAGCGCAGCTGCAAGCGCATCCTGGCCCCCGCGCATGGACTGCGCGATCTCATGACCGTAGTCGCCGTTCGCGCGCTCTCGGCCTGTACGTGCCATGCCGCGATATGCTTCTTGGAAGCCGCGCCCGGTCATGGCCTCCGCTACTGGATCAATGGCGCCATCAACCCTCGACTGAAGGCCCGCCATGGCGGCATCTTGAGCGCTGTTCACATTGGGGATGCGCTGGATGCCCGCCACCACGTTGGCAAGGTCTTGTCCAAGCTGAGGATCATTTGTGTCGATACGCACAGGATCAAGGGCAGTCCGATAGCTCTGCTGGACTGCGCCCTGCAATTGGCCAAGCCCGGCGGCGCCATAGTCCTGGACCTGATTGCCAGTAGTCTCCGCACCGATGTCGAACGCGGCATGATTGAAGCCTTGCAAGCCTTCCATACGCCGCGCTTCGATCATGTTCCCGACACCGGGGATGCTGGTTAGGGCATCCTCCACCTTTTTAACGCCCCGACCAACAGGGCCGCTCTGACTCAATATCTGCCCAACGGTCAGGGGTACTCCGGTTTCGCGCAGGTACTGGACGGCAGGGTCACGAACGCCGCGAGCAAGGGAGCTTGCCACGTTCATGGCGCCATCGCCGATCGCACCGCCTGCAACGCCAAGGCCCGCTCCAATGGCGGCATCACGCAGGCCATTACCGTCTTGAGCGCCGTTGAAGCCGGTGACTGCGCCATAAAGCGCATCTGCGGCACGCGGGGCATACTGTGCGATGGCAGTTGGCGCACGAGCAGCCACGCCCGCCTCAACAGCGCCGGCGCCCGCGATGCCGCCCAAGATAGATCCTGCCATGGACGCATTCGGACTTGTTTGGCTCATGGCGTCGAGGGCGCCTTGACCTTTTTCGCCCGCGAGCATGCCAACAGTCCCGGCGGTGGCTGCATTTGCCATCTGCGCCGTGAATGCTCCCGGTGCTGAGCCAGCTGCCTGCTGCAACAGACTCAGTGGTTCGCGACGCACCGCGTTAGTGCCGCTGTATGGGCGCCCGGACTTGATTTGAGCCTGGACTGCACTCCATTCAGCAGGATTGATAGGGCCAAAACCTTGCTTTTGCAGGATTGCGTCAATCTCAGCTTTAGATGCCCCCGCATTGACCATGCTGTCGATCATGGAGGCCGCGCGCTTATCCTGCACCTCACGGAATGCCCCACTTGCTACAGTTTGGCCAGCAGGCGCATTAGGCTGGTCCCATGGGCTCCGTGGAGCCCCACCGGAACTGCTGGATTGCGAGGGCGGGTTCGCTCCTGGCAGGGCGCCCGAAATGGCACCGATAGGGCCCTGCTGATCATTTTGGCTGCTATTTGCCTGCCCAGGCGTTGCGGCAAGCGCAGCCTCCAGCCCAGGGGTCTTGTAGGGGCGATAGCCATTGTCGGGGGTGTAGTAGTCAGCTGCTTCTCTTATTTGACCCTGAAGCTCCGACCGGAACCGCAAGAGCTTTTGCGTTGCCACCTCTGGAGTGTCCGTGACTGTGGGGACAAAAGGCGTGAAGCGAGGCGCTTCAGACGCTGACACCGCCGCGCCGGACAAATCATGGATCTTTTGGGCGCCTACAGCGGCGACCAACGACCGTGTAGCCGTGCCTTCTGGATCATGCCATTGCGTAAACTTGTCGCCAAGCATACCGGTCCCGGTCCCGATGGACTGTGGGCGGGTCCTAAGGCTTGCCAGCGCCTCATCAATCGAACGAAGCGCCTTTAGGTTTTCTTGCACCCCAGTCGCTGCGCCGGCAGGAATGTTGGCGAGTTTGCCGGCGGTGGCCTTTGGTGTGCCATCAGCGTTGTGCGTGGCTTCAAATTCTCTACGCTGTCTGTCAGCCGCCTCATTCGCACGCGTCTCTGCCGCCGCCGCACGATCAGATGCTTCCCGAGCCAGGCGCAGACGCTCACGCTCCATCGCCTGATCCTCGTCCTTGCGCCCCTCGTCGCGAGCGCGAAACGGGTTCGAGATGATCGTGGCCTGGCGTCCGCCGCCCTGTGCCGGGCCCTGCATTGTCCACGGCTCGCCAGCAGCGCTCCGCGTATAGACATAGCCGTTGTAAGTACGCGTTTCGGCCATTACCGGCCCCTTCCTAGTACGAAGTGCCAATGCGGGCCGGTGGCATTCTTCGACGGGTGGTTCACCTCATCGATCGCTTCGACCAAGCCGTAACCTTGCTTCTGGATTGCCTGCTTGGCCTGTGCGAAGCTCATGCCTGGAATAGGCGCGATATCGACCGCCGCATGGCTCTTCGTATGCCATGAACTGGGATTGGCGCGGCTGAGCGAGTGGCTAGGCGGACGATAACCGCTGGTCACACGTGCATCGGGGAAGATGCTTTTGAGCGCACCCACTCCGTTAGCCACCGGGGCGAAAGCTACCAGACGCGGGTGGCGTCTGACCTCCTTGTCCGAAGTCGAAATCGGGCGGGAGTGTTTTGGGTGGGGCAGCACCCTGCGGAACATTCGTTTGTGGCTGTCCCTGCCCTGCAAGCGCCTGCTGCACCAGGGATTGAGGCCCGAAGGCGGTCCTCCCGTCACCTAGCGTGATGTTGGTGAACGGATCTGTCCGGGTGGTCAGCAGTTCTTGTGCTTTGGCCGTGTATTCCGGTGTTCCCGGCTGAAACCCTGCTGCACTCAGGAGGCCTTCGAACTCGAATGGCATGCGCGGCTTGGGATTCTGCCGATCATACTGCATCTTGGCGAACTGCTGCACCTGAGGCGAGGCATAGGGGCTTGTCAGTCCGGCAGTCACCGCGTCCTTGTCGCCGCCCATTATCGCCTTCAGAAGGGCGTCGCTCTCGGAGCGATTGGCCGCGTCCTGCTTACCAAGAGATCGGCCCTGTAGGGCGCCAGTGACGTTGTTCGCCACACGGCCCAAACCTTCCCAAACTGACCCGACCGGCGAGAAGTCGGCCTTCATCTGGCCTTGCGCAATCTCGCGCTGGGCCATGATCTGTTCCGGCGTCAGGCGCGCGCCACCCTGTCCCCAAACGAATGGGGCAGAGGGCTGCTGGTCAGGAAAGTCCTGCCACCCGATCGGCAGCTTGCTAGCCCCTATCATCCGAACAACCCTCCGGTGATCGCAGAGCTACCCAAGGAGCCAGCGAGACCGAACAACCCGCCCATCATACCGTTGCTGGCCTGAAGCTTGTTCTGATAGCCCTGCTGCACCAACCCGCTATAATCCACACCAGCAACCTGCGTTTGAGGGGTACCGGACGAAGCGGTGCCAGGGTTCTGTAGCTGACTCTGGCCGAGTAGGGCGTTCAGCTCATTCAAGGGCTGGTTGCGTGTGGTCAGTTGCTCGTTGAACGCCTGCTGGCGACCGGTCAGGGCGAGCTGGTTATTCTGGTCCGTTTGTGTGTTGCCGAGGCGCGTCATCTCGCGCTCATAGGCTGCGGTGCCGGGGCGAAGGCCAGAGTTGACCAGCTGGTTGCGTAGGGCCTGTGAAGCCTGTTGCTGCTGCGGCGCTATGCGGGTCTGCGCCAGATCATAGGACCAATCCGCCGCGTCCTGGTTGTTGAACTCGAACGGCTTGCTCAGCGTGTCGGATACGGCCTGCGATTGGTTCGCTGCGGTCTGCGAGAGGTTAGTCTGAGCGTCCAGCGTGTTGTCGAAGATCTTCTGGCCTTCAGGCGTGAAGCTCGTCGATTGCGTGAAGGACGGCAGGCTGTAGCTCTTGCCGTCCGCGCCCACGAACGAGTTGGTGCCGGTTTGGCTGTAGTTCACCGAGCCATAGGGGTTTGTCTGGTTGACCATGTTGAGCAGCTGGCCCGAGATGGCCGTGTTCGTGTTGAACTGGCTCTGCGCCTGTGCGGTCTCGTACGGGTCTGGTGCTTTTGGGGCTTTCAAAACGCGGCTCCACATTCTTGACGAATGCGAAAGGGGGCCAGTCGCTATGAATTTGCAGGGAAGCTACCGTATTTGTAGTCCTGATGCAATACGCCGACGATGATGCCGGGGCGACCAAGGCCGAAGTAATCTCGTAGAAGCCCCTCGCGCGCTCCGCCAAGCCTCTCACCCAGCTTGGCCACATGCTCTTGTTCGGTAGTGAAGGTCATCCGCGTACAATTGAGCTGCTCGAACACATACCGCCCCACAGCTTGCAAGAAGCTGCGCGTCCACCCTGATCCAGCTGCGCTCACATGTATGTTGCGGCCCTCGTAGCAGTTGAACAAGAGTCCAGCGGAGATCGTGCCGTCACGTTCGATACCCATCACCGTGTAAGGCGGGCACGGCTCAATGCCGAGGCGCGCCGCGATAAACTCCGCAACGCGCTGATCGGTGACGATCACGTCACAGCTTCCGCCGTGTTGAAGTGCAACTCCATGCGGATCATCTCGTCATCGAGCGGGATGATCGATCCGCTGGACACCTGATAGGCCAGCGACAAGGCATAACCTGTCCCACCAGCGGACTGCCATTCTTGGTTGATACGATGCGGTGTTGTGCCACCCCACACGCCCATGCCCCAGAGCGCCGTGCCCCAGTTGTTATCCCCTACGATAGCGGTCGCGTCTGGGGCCGGCGGCAGGTCATCGCCAAAGTCAGACTGCACCGACACGACGCCATTTACGTCGCCATTGGCCCGTGTGACCGCCCGCGAGACCGTGCCTATTTTCAGGGACGATGGCGATCCCATATCCTGGAACAGAGGCACCACCTTGCCGGTGTAAACTTCGCCATTGTCATTCCCAGCGACGTTGCCGATGAACACTTGGCCGTTATCGCTGCCGAAATAAAGCACGCCTTGGAACACTTCGGTGCAATAAGCCTGCCAGTTAGTGAAGCGCGCCCACGCCCCTGTCTCGGTGTTCGACACGAACATTACCGGGTCTGCACCACCATCCATGCGCGGAGGAGAGACCAGCGCCATCTTCTGTTCCGGCCATACCTCGCATTGCCACTCCTGATAGCCTCGGAAGGTGAGGGCGTCGGTCCAAGCGTCAGCTATGCGATACGACACCGTAGCGACTGCAAGCGACGTAACATCAAGATTCACGGCCTTGGATAGCGGCACCAGGCCGACGCTCGTAGCAATCGCCAAATCGCCGCCGCCTCGAAAATGAGCGCGATTGCCCAGCGGACGCCCAATGCGATAGGTGCCCACCTTGCTCCACGTCGCCGCTTCCGAAGGATCGGTTCCGCTATAGACGGCCACCTCTCCCTCTGAGGATACGAACACGCATTGCTCAGATAGACCCGCGTCTGCGGTGCCATCCAATGACCAGGCAGAGCCGAACAACAGAGAACCGCCGCGCCCAAAAACTCCTGCGAGCGGAAAGAAGTCGGCAGCTCCACCGATGCTGTCCACGTCTGTCGCATACCACGCGGTCATGCTGTTTTTCTGGGCAAAATAGATGCGGTTCTTATAGGCCCAGACATAGGACATGTCTGCGCTTGTTAGCGTTCCGAACGACAAGCCAGGCACCACCAAAGCCGCCGTGCTATCGCTTGTCCCGGCTCCACCCTCATCGCCTGCAATCGCTTCATTATCCTGAAACGTGCCAACGATGTCCTGCAGGTAGAGGAACCCATCGCCAGCGCGGTAGACAGTTCCTGTCGCCCCCGAAACACTGCCAGTGACAGTCTCGCCAGGAGCATATGGGTTGGTCACTGGATCAAGGTTCAGGCGCGAAATGCCGCCCCCGACTAACGGCCACATATCGGCGCCGTCATATATGAACCCTGTGTCGTCGCCATTGACGCCAACGAGATACACACCGCCGCTGGTTGCGAATTGGACGGTGATCCAGCGACCGTTGGTGTGACCCTCGCTTGCCTCAAATCCCTCTGTACTAGTCACGCCAAAATAGTCACCTGTCTCGGTGATTATGCGCATCTCCTCGTCATTTACGAGGTTCCATCCATAGGGATACACCACCGATGTAATGTCATAGATGGTGTCAGCTGTGGCGGCGAATATCTTCTGGTTATTGCCGTTCACATACGAGAACGTTGATAGACACGGCTGCGAGCCATCGCCTAGGGTGCAGTACAGCTGCTTCCCGCGACGCAGCTTAACGCTGGATGCCTTGGGGAAGAAGTTGTCCAGCACCGCCGCACCAGGCCCCCCAGCGGCGTCAGGCTCTGACAAGGCCACGTTCGATAGCCAGCCATAGACCGGGGCGGGAAACTTGTAGGCTTGTGACTTACGAGGCTTAGGCCGCGTCGGCGTGCGAGCGTACATTAGGCAATGCCCGTATAAGCCAGCGACGTATTCGCGATACGTCCGCCACCGCCGAAGCGTAGCACGCGCGAACCCTTGTCCTTGGCTGCGTACTCGTCGAGCGCCTTAACGAAGGCCTCTTGGTCGCCCGACGCATCCAACTTCTTGTTCTCCCTCCATCGCCACACAAGGCCAAGGGTGAGCAGGCGCTCGTCCAGGAAGAAGGTGTCGGTGTCAGCAGTGAACTGCGTCTTGCCAGTACCATCAGCGCCAGCTGCGACTGCCTTACTGATGTATGGGAACGTGATGCCGGAAGCTGACGGCGAGAACCTAATCTTGCCTCCATAGATAATCCACCCGCCCGGGTAAGGGGCGAACCCACGTGCCTCCTGCTGAAGGAACGTGTTGATATCAGAGAAGTGGCTGTAGCCTCGAGCCCAGTTGCGAAGGTCTTGAACGCCAGCGTCCACGTTCATGCGGTCATAGTCATCGGGCAGATCTGACAAGGCGCCCGTAAGCGTCGCCGTCTTCTGCAAGGCTTGCCAATCCTGGTACTTGGCAATGTCGTGGGCGACCTCGTTCACCCAATCGCATAGCTCTGCCTCGAACACGCCTGAGGCGCCGAAGAAGCCTGCAGGCTTTCGCGAGATCAGCCGCATCGCCGCTGATTGCATGGCCTGCAGGACTGTCATCAGGCGGCCTTTAGCAGATCGTCGAGGTTCGCGATCAGTGTGGTTCGGCTCGGGTTGCCGCGTGGGCGCGCGCCGGCCAACTTCTCAATCTCATCCTTGAGATCGCTATCGCTCATGTCCTCGTACCCGACTGGCAACTCGGGCTCAACTTCCTGCAGAACGTGCGAAAGCGGCGCTGCCGACAGATCAACGGCCTCCCCGCGAAGTTCGGCCAGCTGTCGCTTCAGCTCGTTTAGTTCGGTCTGCTGGGTCGAGCCGTCACGGCGCGCATCCATGTAGCGCTGTGCCATGGGCTTGAGATCGTTGCCGTGGATGCCGAGACGCTTGACGCCTGGACCTTCCAAGTGCGCCATCTGCTCGATGGAATAGATGTTGAGCGCGCGGCAGATCGAAAGCTGGGCCTGACTGATGCCGTAAGGTAGAAGCTCTTCCAATGGCGTGCCTTCCGCCTGCTGCTCGGAGCCGGCCAGAAACGCACCGTACTGATCCTTGTAGCGTTCGGCCCACGTGATGATGCGCCCGGTGCCCTCGTCGATCGTGCACTGCTCATCGACGCCGAAGATCGGCTTGTACTGCGGGTTCGCCGGGAAGCGGATTTCCACCACAGCCTTCAGCTCGAACACCTGCTTGCCCTGCAAACGGCTCTGCGGCTCGTTGAAGATATTGAGGTACTTGAAATACGGGGTGCTGGGTGCGTAGCGCTCGCCAGGAATGCGCATCTCTTCGCGCGGAATCTCAGACCACTGCATAAATTACCTCGCGAAGAGGAAGGGGAGCGCGAAGCTCCCCCACCGGGTTAGAGAGCGCCCTTGCGCGCCCAGAAGAAGCCGCCCGAAGGAACGCCGCTAGGTGCGACGGTGCTGTTGGGGGCATAGAAGCCACCCGCGCCCGATGCAGCGGTGAACGCGGGCTCGGTGATCGTGACCTGGGTGCCAGGTGCAGCAGCAGCGGCAACAGCCGCAGAAGCCTGAACCAGCACGTAGTCGTGACCATCCGAGCCAACGGCCTTGCTGCCGAGACGCGGGCTGATGAGTGCACCCAAGCCCGGAATATCGAACCAGACCTGACCAGCAGGAATGACCGTCTCGATGCCGGGGCCAAGCGAAGGGGTGATGCGAAATGCCATGTCGTTCGCTCCTTAAGCGGTGGTGCGCAGGCGCCACGTGTAGCGCGGGTTGCCCAGGACCATTTCGCCGTTCCAAACGAGGAACTGTGCGATGGCGTCCTGGTTGATGGGCTGCGCGCCGTCGCCGGGGAACAGCGGGACCATGTTGCGGCTTGGGTGGTAGTAGATATTCAGGCCATCGAGATCGAGGCCGTAGATCGTACCGGCAGGCATGACGTTGCCAACACCCGTCGCGCAGAACACTTCGATGTTGCCAGCAGGCGTCGCCACCTCAAGGCCGTTGAAGCCCAAGGTTGCATCCCCGCCGTCAGCACGAGCGATCCGCTGGTGCGCCACCATGGACGCAGAGACAGCCTGATAGGCAGTCAGGTCAGCCACAGCGATGGTCGCACGGCGGCGACCCTTCGAACGCAGCGCCACAATGCGCTCCAAGACCGGGCGGGCCGTGGTTGCATCGAAGGTAGTACCGATGTCGGGGAAGTCGGTGGACATCGTGTAGGTGGTCGGACGCCAGATAGCGTTCGTGGCGCGATCGATACCGCCGTAGGTGCCGACAGCCGGGTTGATCGGCAGAGCGCCACCAAAACCGATCATCTGCCGGCCAGCATCGCCGGTGCCGTCGCCGTGCAGCGCCTGCTCCCACAGATCGACCATGGAGTTCTCAGCGGTCTCCATGTACTGATCCATGAGGTTGTAGATGCGCGTCTTACCCTCATTGGCCAGAAGCTCGGTGCCGGTCAGCGAGAAGCCTACCGCGAGGTTCTTGGGGGTGAAAACGGCGTCGTTGATGAGTTCCTTCGGCTGTGCGTCGAGGAAGTCATACCCAGTGAACCACTGCCCACCGAGCTTATCGATCTGCAGGGATACGCGGATTTCAGGGCCGGAATAGGCCTTGTAGCGACCACGTGCCTTGAGCAGCGCGGACACAGGGTTGGAGTTGAAAACCAGATCCTGGATTTCACGCGTGCGATATGCCAGCGACGTACTCAGGATCTGCCGGTAGTTACGGTCAGACGTGATAGGCATGGTGCCTGTTCCCTATGGTCAGGTGACGCCAAGATCGGCCATTGCGGCTTCGATGGCTTCCCCGCGAGACATTTTGCGCTTCGCTCGGTTGGACGTGTCCACACCAGATGACGGAGCGCCACGGACGGATTTGTTTCCGCCGAGGTCTTGGGCAACGGCGCGAGATTGGGGGGTCGCAAGGTCCTGCTGGGGCTCGGGTGCTTCGTAGGTGGAAGCCGGATTAATCCGAGCAGCCATATCGTAAGCAACCTCAAGCCGCTCACGGTGGCCCAGGCTAGACGGTATCCTATCAGATTGCAGAAAGAACGCAATATCCCGCTCAAGTTCATTGTAGCGCGGGTGGCTAGCCTTGAATGGTTCGATCACGGTATCGCGCAAGTGTTCGGCCTGTTGCTGCTGAAGTGCCGTCTGTAGCTGAGCGATACGTGGGTCTTCGGGAGCCTTGGGCTGCTGGCGAGGCTGCTGCGGCATGTATGCTTCGGGCGACTGGGCAATATGCTGGGCCAACACTTGCGGGTTCACGCCATAAGCGCTGAGGATCTGTCCGATGGCCTGCGTCGGGTCCATCTGCATGTTGTCGAGCAACTGCTTGAAGCCCTGCGCGGGGTTGTCACGCAGCGTCTGCTCCATGCCAATATAGCGCTCGAGCGCTTCGGGTAGTGTGGTGCCGGTCTGCTGCGCCATCTGGTGGTACTTCACCAGTGGCTGTATGAACTCGCGGGCGCCTGATACCTCGTCCTCATGCTCCTTGACGATGCGGGCGAAGTCCACCTTGACCTCACCAGGAACATTAGCCCACTTCTCCTTCGCGGAGGGCAGAAGCTTCTCGGGCGCGGGCGTCTGGTTGATCTCGTAGCGACGGCGCTGCTCGGGCGTCATCGCCGCAAGCTTGGCTTGACGCTCTGCCTCGGTCAGTTCCTTGGGAGCGGCAGGCTTTGGCGCCGGCTCATCCTTGGCCTTTTCTTCGGGCTCAGCCCGCGCCGCGGGCTTCTCCTCGCCCTCCTTGGTCTCTTCCTCGGGCTTGGCTGTCTTTTCCACGTCCTCGGCAGCGCGCTTGATGGCGTCCAGGCGGCTCTCAGGCTTTTTAGCCTCCTCCTTGTCCTCGGCAGGCTCCTTATGCTCGTTCTGGCCAGGATCGGTCGGCTTACCGGTGTCCAGCTGCGTGGAAAGCTCGGGCGCTTCGGGTTCGGCCAGCGAGAGGCTATCGAGGTCTGCCATGGTCAAAGGTCTCCTAGGGCGCGCTTCACGGCTTCAATGGCCTTCGCCTTATCGCGCGTGGGGCGGGTGAACTTGCTGGTGTCCTCGTTGCCGACGCATTCGTAGCGGACGCCCTGCGGATTGCCGTCTGCGCGGTAGCTGGCGTAAAGCGCGGACTTGCTCTCGTAAGTCTTGCCATCGGCCATCGATCGCACAGCATCAATGTGGTCGGACATGATGACTAGACCGGAGGAAGTTTCCTCCCCCCGGTCGAGCTTGCGATGATAGCTTCTGCCATCATCGAACTTGAACCAAGCGAAGCCATCCAATTCGCCAGTGACGTGCGATTTGGTGGGCTTGACATGGATCAATTCAGCCATAATCAGGCTTCCTTTTCGCGCTTCTCGGCCAGCTTCTGTTCGGCCTTTTCGTCGCGGTAGGAGGCATGACTGCCGGCAGGGTTGTTCGCGTCGATCGACGCCTTGACCTGTTCGGTGGTGAGGTCGTTGGAGGTCGCCATGCGCTCATTGCTGGTAGCTGCATCCGTCGCAAACTCCGGGTCCTTGTCCGCCATGATCTTGAGCGCTGCTTCCTGATTTTCGCGAAGCTCCTTGGCTTCCGCGTTTTCCTTGCGGTTCGTCATCTTGGTCTCCTTACGAAGCGATTTGGGCGGCGAACTCGTTCACCACTGCAGGGACGATCCCTGCCTCGATCAGCGATCGCTTGTTCACTGAGTGCGAGACGATGGAAGCGGCCATGATGACCGAGGCGCGAGGCACGATACCCACTTCGCGAAGGCGGGCCGCATTGCCGACGCTTGCGGTGATCTGGGCCGCCAGTTCACGCGCGAGCCGAACAGGAACGCCGCGCTCGATGAACGGCATGGCTTTACCGGTGGCCATAATCAGGGCTCCAATGCGATGAGGTGGAGGGTCGCCGCAATCGGCGTTGGGTTGATCGAGAGCGCGCCAGTGACCAGTGACAGGAGGCCGGACGAAACACGGTTGATCTGGAAGGTGCACTGCGTGTTCGAGGGCGCGCCGACGATCTGCACGTTGAACAGGTCGGTTGTTCCATTAGGCACCTGGACGATGCCAGAAACCACCGGGACCACGCCTGCTGCAAACGCCGTGGGATAGGTCCACACGTAAGTGGTGCCGGCGCTTGGCATGACGATGATCTGCTTGCGCGCCTTGCTAGCGTGAGTGTGGTCTTCGCGCGCATACTTAGTGCCGGACCCTACTTGGCCGTTGTCCTGAACGCCTGTCGGCATCGTTGTAGCCGGCTGCGGGATCATCAGGCTCTGCGCTGTGACAGGGGGATAGGCCACGTCCGACATCAGAACGTCTCCATGATGCCAAGCGTTTGCGCTGCAGTAGGAGAGGTCGCAAACACGGCTGCGGTGGTCTGCATGGTCACCGACGCACCGACAGTGCCGGCCAGAAAGAAGCCTGTGGTCAGGCCAGTAGTGACGGCGGTGGCGGTGAAGTAGACCGGCTGCGTGCCTGTAATGTTGGTGATCGTGACTGATCGCCGGCCCGAACGCGCCGCGACGACCTGTAGAGACGTGGCAGGAGAGAGGGAGGAGGGCGCCTGCGAGGTGGTAATCGAACTTGAGCCTAGGGACCGCTCGTAGGTAGGATTGGCGAGACTGCCTTGCGGATTGCCGCTCGCATCGCTGGCGGCACCGATTATCCGGCCCGAGCCGTCTACAGGCGTGAATGGTGTCGCCTTAGGCATCAGTCGTCCCCTTCGGTCATGGCTTGCTTCTCGGCAAAGGTTTGTCGCCGGTCGCTGTTCTGTTCAGTGAAGTCTTGCTGGCGGTCGGCACGCTCATGCTCGGCAGAGCGGAACTGAGCGTCCTGCTGCTGCCCTTCGACAGCCATCTGCTGGTCGACCTGACGGGCCTGCGCCTGATCCGCTGCCGTGTACTCGGACAGCTGCTGCTTGCGCTCATCAAGACCGATGGAGGCGAGGATCTTGGCGGTCTGGGCAGTTAGGTTGTCGATCTCGGCCTGCTGCTTCTCCTGAGCCTGACGCGCTTTCGTGTCGGCATCGGCAATCTGCAGCTTCAGCTTTTCGTTCTCATGCTGTGCCTTACGCTCGGCGTCCTGCGCCTGCTGCTGCAACTGCGCGAACTTGAGCTGGCTATTTGCCTGGTCCAGCTGAGCCTTGGCCTGTACGCCAGCCATCGCCGCCTGCGCCTTGACGCCCTCTGCCTCGGCAAGCTTTTTGTTCGCCTCTGCAAGGCCGCCATCGTCCTCGCCGCCCTGCTGCTGGGCCATCTTGGCGGCGATCTCAGGTGCCTGTTCGATCAGCTCATCTAGCGTGGACTGGATCTGACGATTACCTTGCGTATACGGCTGCAACGTGCGCTCAAGGATGGCCACCGCGAGCTTCACGCCGGGCTCGCCTATCTGAAACAGCGGCAACATCGCGCCGATCGCGCTGCTGAACGCGGCCAGCAATTCATTGCACATCTGCTTTTCAGCAAGCTCGTCACTTAGGACGGTGCTGTCCGTCTCGATGTCGATGGCGAGGCTACGGGCGCGCTTATCCTTGATGACCTCCATGACCATTTCAACAGTCACGGTCTGCTGCAGCGCCTGTAGCTTTTCGGCCCACTTTTGGGCGATCTGCTGCAATGCCTGCTGTGCTGCCTGCTCGGCTTCTGGCGGTATCTCCTGACCAGACTGCTGGGCCTTTGCCGCCTCTTCCTTGACCTTCGCCGTCAGCGCTTCGGCCTCGGCCTTGGCCGCCTTCTTGATGCCATCGATGTCCTTCTGCACGTCAGACTTCGACGGAAGATCCATTTGGGCGATTTCCAGCAGGTCATCCTTGCTGAAGTTATCGCACACGATCTCCACAGCGATGCGCGCGGTGTCACGGGACACGCGGACAACCTCATCCACTTTGTCACGGACGCGAACGCTGCCGTACTGGCTCTTGAGGCGCTGGGCTCCCAGCGTTTCCTCTGCCTCGGTCTCGCCGCGCATGATGTCCGAGATGCCAGACAGGCGATCAAAGTCGGCAAACAGCTGATTGCGGGCCTCAATCAGGCCTTGAATGGCGGTGGCGATCTCCACCAGCGGCAACCACTGCACGAAGTTACCTGCGCCGCCAGAGGCCATCAGCGCGGCACCAGGCACCGGCACGATGGTCATGGCCTCAGTGCTGGACAACGCGACCTGCACGGCTTCCGCCACGTCGCCGCCGCCAGCCACAAGGCCCATCATGCGGATCTGCTCAAGCAACGTGTAGATCTTGTCGGTACAGGTGTTGATCTGACCGATATGTTGCTCGTAGCGGCGATAATCGGGGATCGGCACCAGCGTGCGACGGCGCACCGTACCGTAGGCTGGGCGAGGGCTCGAGAAGAAGTCGCGCGTGGTGATGAACGGCTCGCTCTCATCGAGCATCACGTCCACGCCTTCAGTGACCCAGTATACGCGGTTGTCGGTCTTGCTCCAGACCTCCCAAACCGGCGCCTTGGTCACTTCGCTGCGATTCCCCTCGTCATCATTAGCCGTGCGCGATACAAACCCAGCCTGCTTGTACGCATCGCCGGAATGCTTGCCGAACCGCTCCTTCATTTCCGGCTCGGTCAGCCAGGCGCAGAACGCCTCCCATCCCATCTCACGCCAGTAGCGCACCGGGTCATGGCGGTAGTCGAGCCGGTCCACGTGATCGACGCAAATGCGCTTATCACCGTCCTTGCTCTCGTATGAGACACGAAGCACGCCACGGTTCAATAGCGTCAGATCGTCGCGCAGATCCTTCAGGTGCGTGTCGATGTTCGAGCGCTCGAACTCGCTGTTCACGACACGCTCGATTATCTCAGCGGCCACCTTGTCAGCAGGCGAAGCGTCCGAATAGCGAGGCTTGGCGACAACCTTGGGCGGCTTGGCGTAGATGGCCGGCTTAAGGACCTCCATGGAGGCCCAGAACGTATCGTAGGCGTTGTCGGTGACGCCCATGTCGCTAACTCGGCCATCCAACACCAGCTTGGCGGAATAGATGCTGTCGATACGGTTGCATTCGTCGTGGTAGGCGCGAAAGGCCTTCTCCGACTGGCGCAAGGCGTCCAGCACGGGGCCGCTGTTGTTGGGCTCGGCCTTGTCTTTGAGGGACGCGCCGCGCTCGTCTTCGAGATAGGGAAGGCCGGTCATACGAGCGCCGGCACAGCAACACGGCCCAAGAGGCGAGCCATTTCTGGATCAGACTTCGGCTTTGGTGCCGATCCTGTCTCCATGCGATCGAGGAGCTGACCGACAAGCCCTAGGGCGTCGACCTGATCGTCATGCACACCAACAGGAAAGCTCATCATTTCGCTGATCAGGTCAGTCAGCCAGGGCGCCTCTCGGGGCACATGCAGCCCTTGGATTGCCATGCGCCCACGAATGGACTGTGCACGCACCGCCTTGTCACCTCGCGTCGGGAACTGCTCGCGGTAGACGAAAGATTTGCTCTCGATCATGCGTTTGGTGAGAAACGGCCCGACGCCCGCCTTGATCTGACCGGTTTCCTCCGCCCATCCCATAGGCTTCCAACGGCGTACCAAAGCGCAGAACGCGTCAACCCATACATCGGAGGCTGACTGTTGACGCCAGAGATCCAGCAGGTACATCCGGTTTTCATGGTCAATCCCAATGACCACATGCACAGTGTAATCGCCGCCATTCGCTGTAACGGCATAGTCCGAGCCGCCGTATACACTCATCTCGGAGACAGGCGGGATTACATCGACCGGGATCAGCCATTCGCGCTTGAAATAGTCGCCGGTCTCTGGCGCTGGTCGCTGCTGGTAGAGCGCGGTCCAATCCCGCGACCCGACCGCGCGCTTTATGCCAGCCAGCGCTTCCTCATCGTATTGCTCGGGCCAGAGCGCGTCGCCAGCCTCACGGCCTAGCGGGTCATTCCCCTCCGCTACGGCGGGCAGGTTGATGATATCCCAGCCCTCGTGCTTGTGTTCGGCCAAGAGCCAACCTGATAGATCATCCTCATGCCAGCGGGTCTGGATAACCACGATCGCTCCGCCTGGCATAAGTCGCGTGTATGCAGTCGAGGTGTACCACCCCTTGATCTTGGCCCTAATGGTCTCGCTGTCCGCGTCCTCACGATTGCGCACCGGATCGTCGATGATCAGCAGGTGAGCGCCACGCCCGGTAAGCGGGCCACCCACGCCAACAGCATAATACGCGCCCTGCCTGTTGGTGGCTTGCTCGATACCGCCGTAGTTGCCATCAACTGCGAAACGCCGTGATGCTCGGCTATCGTCAGCTACGGCCACGCCCGGGAATATCTCTTGGAATGCCGGATCGGCTAGCTGGTTCTTGACCTGACGGCCAAAGTCATCCGCCAAATCCTGCCCGTAGGTCGCAGTGATAATGTACTTGTCAGGGTTGCGCCCAAGATACCATGCCGGGAAGTAGGTTGACGCCAACAGGCTCTTGCCATGGCGGGGCGGCACAAAGATCATCAGCCGCTTGGTCTCGCCGCGTTCGACGGCCTCCAGCTTGCGGCAGATCAGGCGATGATGAGGAGCATCCTGATACTGCGGCCACTGGTAGGCCACGTAAGGCAGGAGACGGGAGTACGCGAAATCCTCGGCTGTGAGAGCTTTACTGGCCACGATCAGCCCTCAAGAACGCTGCTGCCGCTGCGTCGCGCTGCTCTTTTGTCGAAACGTCGACGGCGCCGCTATGCTCGACGTGCTGCTTTTCTCGCCATTCTTCGGGGTCAGCGTTCTTGAGGGCAAACATGCGAGCTGTGACAGCCGGGCCACTTTCAGCTCCGAGCATCCCCTTCTCCAGGGATGCGGTGCGCTTTGCCTTAGCAACGCGTACAGCTTCGGAAAATTCCGGGTGAGTAGCCATCCACTCATTAATGGTTCCGCGATGAACCCCTATGTCGCCAGCAAATGCAGTGAGCGAAAGACCGGTCGCCATGACGTTTATAACATCATCGCAAAATGCAGGATCATACTTGGAGGGACGGCCGACCATGGCAGTCCATCTACACCTTATCGAATGGCTTCGGCATATGACATAAATCGAATTATCAACGAGCCAGCGATAGCCTTGGCAAGGCTCGAAACACCGTACGAATAGGCACATGCAATTCGCGCGCGATACGGGACTTATTCACCCGCTCTCCGTTAGCGCGCATCTCTGCAGCTCTAAGGATGATGCGCTGACGTTGTGCAGCTGGTCTACCTCTGGCCATGCTATCCCTCCTTCAGCTTGCGGGGTGGTGCTGAGATCTCGCTCACCAGTTGTCCCCTTGGTCTTTGGTGGTGGGTGGTCCGAAGGTTACCGCCGCAGCCATGGCAGAGAAGAAATCGACCTTGCGCTGACGATTGCATGGCAGGTCCAGATCGACGATCTCGATGGCGAAGGCGGACTGGCACATGCCGCGATCAGAGGCTGGGATCTTGGCCCAAAAGTCAGGATGCGCACCAACGTGCTCGCGGTCGCCTCTCGTAAACCGCAAAGCATGGTCGGACGGCAGCAACCGCATGGACGCGAAGAACGGCGCCGGCGGGATCGCCTCAAGCTGCTTCATCGCCTCTCGCAACGTATCGAGCGCAATGCTCTGCTCAGCCATGGTGTGGGGTGCTTTCGTTGGGGGTGGTGCGGTAGTGGGTGCTGCCCATCATGTGCGTGGACCGACGCTCGACGATCTCAAACCAACGCCAGCCATCCGACTCCCAATCCCACGGGTCGGCACGCACCGGGAACCATGCGAACCAAGGGCGCCATTCGTCGGTAGGGCCAACAGCCTTACGCTTGAGCCAGGCGACGCCGATCATTGCGAGCAACCCTAGCCACGCCGGCGCGGTCAGGACGAGCAGCGTATAGCCGATAACAGCCTCCGTCCGTTTCGACAGTGTTGGTGCCCTTAGTCTCACGCCGTCTCTCCTCTTGTCGAAGGCTCAGCCTCACGCACGACAAGCTCAAGCACTCGCCCATCGGACGCGGTGAAGCTCATCGTGCTGGAGATCTCGAAACCGGTGCCAGATCCGACCCACTGCCGCTTCTGGGAGACGGCAACCATGCGATCGCCGATCAGGTCACCAAGCATCTCCATGGTCGTGCGCGGCTTCTTGCGCTGAGCCCAGATTGCACCAAACATGAAGCCCCACCCGAAAACCGAGATTGCCCCGAAGAACTCAGCCATGGTGCGTCTCTCCTCTTGTGGTCAGGCCTGCTTGGGTCACTTGGCGTCAGAGGGCGTGTCACCAGCGATCTGCCGGTCAAGCCAAGCATCCAGTGCCTTCACGGCCTTGCCAGCGGTGGGTGTGTTGATGAGATCTTCGCCCATCTCGGCAGCAGCAATCGCATAGATCGTGTTGCGCCCAGGAATGAACGAGGCCACCAAAGCCGCTGCGATCGCAACCGGGAAGAAGCCTTTGCCGGCCTTCCAACCCGTGGACAGGCAAGGCCGCTTGTTACGCTCACCAATGTTATCGAAGTCGGTCTTCGCCGCGATGGCGACCACAGCGACAGCGCCACCTATACCTGCGCCAACAGCCACAAGCGTTGCCACGGTGGAAACACTACCCGCGACATCAGCGAGATAGATCATCCAGGATAGATTGTTCATCGTTCGGTTCCTTTGATGCCTGCTTGGGTGGTGGAGAAGGTGGCGAGGATTCCGACCAAAACCGGGGCGAGCCGAGCCAAGAGGCGACGCCCCGGATAGTACGTAGTACTAGGGGCACACAATGCCGCAGCTCCCGCACTACCTCCCGCAATGATTTCAAGCACTTGCAAGCTCACCTCCCGCACCTCCCGCAAATACCTCCCGCAAGCGATTACAATGACTTACGAGGTCACCTCCCGCACCTCCCGCAGCCGGGAAATGAGCGTAGAGGGCCATCTCAGTCATCACTTTGCAGCCAGGCCGAGAACCGGATGACGGTCCCTGCCAGTCCAAAGAGGTTGCGATGCTGACAGCTTGTCGAGCGTGAAAAGGCGCTCCATGGCACGCTTCAAGGAAGCCATTCCGACGCCCTTTGCGTCAGGCATCGCGGCCATGACCTTGGGTGCGTAATGGGCCACATTCGGGGCGTGTGAGACGTGCCGGCGCTGCTGGGTCAGCTTCTCAAGCAAGTGCAGGAACAAGGCGTTCTCGTTAGCTGCCTGGACAGTTTCGCGCTGAACACTGGCCGTGCCTTCGGGAATTTGATCAGACGCGATGAAGGCACCCTGATACCAGGTGAACGCCACCTCGGCGCCGCGCTGAGAGTAGTTCGCCTTTTCGTTGCGGAGGACTCGCTTATCCGGATCATGAGGCACGCCGTCGTCGCCCTTTGGCACCTCCAAGTACAGCCGCGAGCGGACTTGGTTCTCCCAAGCCGTGGACCCGGAATAGCTGTCGCCCGCCTTGTTGGGGTGGCCGACCATGAGCACGCTGCCACCAATCACTTGCGCGATCCGGTTGTTTAGGTTGACGTATCCTGCGACCTGGTGCCGATCGTTCTCGTTGCCGGCGAACGTGTGCGCGGTGTTGTCGATCGTGACATCCTGGATGCCGTAAGCCTCGCACGTGCGGATTAGGCGATCGTACAGGGGGCCGACAGTCATCGTTCCGTCCGGCGCGAACATCGCCAGCTCGTTGCCGATCTCACCCTGTAGCGAGAGCAGATAGAGCTTGCCGTTCAGGGACTCAGGATCGACGCCGAGCAAATCGCATATCGCCAGCTGTCGGCGATGCAGCTCCTCAAGGTCATCCTCGCACGTGATGTATAGGGTTGGGCATTGCTTGGTCGCTATGCCAAATAACGGCAGGCCGAGCGCCGTGCACGTCGCGCGCTGCTGGCTGAACAGCGACTTGCCCGCCGCGCCGGCGCCTGTAAGAAGCGTTGCCTGCCGGTCTGGGATGAAATCTTGCCAACGCCACTCACGAGCGGGGGCGATGCTGCCCTGCCACTCTGCCGGATTGAACACTGGCAAAAGGTCGGGATCTCCGACTTTTTCAGCAGCAGACGGCTCGACGAATTCGCCCTGCTCGTCGCCATAATCCGGCATATCCATGATAGGGTCGCCGGTCTCAGGGTCGTAACCCTGTTCGTCGGCTGATGTGTAACTGTAGCGCTCTGGCTGCGGCATACCTGCCTTACGCTCGGCGTGAAGCTGGCGGTGCGCGGCCTTGTGATTGCCCTTGTGCTCGTAGTGCACATACAGGTCGTACGCGTCGCCGAAGCACCCGGACTTGCACCGCGCGCCAACACCGGCCGCAGCGTCCGACATGGAAAGGCTGACCCACGCGTCACCCATGATCCGGGTCGCGTAGCTGTCGCCCTCCTGATAGCCTGACTTCCAGTCCTCACCGTGACGTGGGCTCTGCGAGTAGCCATAGAGTTGCAGAAGGTTGGCGATCGAGTTGGAGCGATTGAAATCCTCCATGATCGACACGCCCTCACTCGGGTCGCGCGGACGCGCAGCCTTTCGAGCCTCAGCGTCACGACGCATGGCCTCGCGCGCACGGTCGTCCTCGGCGCGCTTGCGGCGGATGGCATCAATGCCGGCACCAAGGGCACCACGATCAAGGCGCAGGCCGGCAGAGGTGCTGCCAGTGGTCGCACGCTCATAGAAGATCGGATCGCCGCGACCATCGCGCAGGGGCTCGCCGGACTTGGTGTGGATCTCCGGAACGTTTGGGAGATAGACAGGCTGGGCGGCTCGATCGAGTGCGCGGTCGACCGGCACGCCACCGACCTCCAAGAAATTGAAAAGGGCGTTCTGCGCGTCGTGCCAATCGCCAAAGGACACCGGTGCATCGAGCGGCATCACGACACGCCAGCGCTTGTCACCGGGGCGGGAGTGAGCGCTGCTGTAGATCAGCCAGGCGCAATTCTGCGCGAAACCGCGGACAAGGCTTTCGATGCGCGCGAGCGGGTGATCGCCTTTATCGATGTCGACGCATAGGGCGACGTACTCGCCTTTGGCACGCTGTACTGCATGCTCGCGACCGTCAAAGTCGTGATATGACGAAGGGATAAACGCCCAACCTTCTCCCTTGGGCTTGTTCTCAGGCTCCATATGGAAAAGCGAAGCCAGCGGGCGCGTCTCGTAGTCGTCGCCCGTCTTGATATGCGTGTCGAACTGGCCAGCAAAAACCAGCACCGATCGGCGGTTCCATTGTGGGCCGACAGCCGTAAGCGGGGAACTGTTCATGCTGCTTTCAGCTCCAGCACCGCAATCCAGTCCTCGGCCTCGCGATCGGACAGATGCCCGTGCTCGCGCGCGATCAGGATGCGTTGTTTCTGTTCGTGCGGATTGCCGGCCTCAGCCTCGATCAGGCGCAGCACCAGACGGCGCGCGACATCGTTGAGGGTGAGGCTGGCGCTCACTGCATCTTGCCTTTGATGGGAGCACCAAGCTGCCGCAGCCATTCGATGGCGCTGCGAGCGGAGAAGAAGCAGGCAACGCGATGGCCTTGGCGTGTCAGCCGGTTGCCGAACTCGATCTGCTGGCGGGTCAGCGAGCCAGCCTTGCCGCCGGAGAAGCCCTTAAATTCAATCATTGCCATGGTGGCGGGGCAATCTGGGTGCGCGTGCGCGATGCCCCAGGTTACCAGCGTGTCGAAGGCGCCGGCGACCATGCCCTCTTGCTTTGCCTGGCGCTGAGCCTTGAAGCCTCGCTTGGCCGCATTCGGAATGGCGGCGACCACCATGTGCGGGCAAACCTTCTTCATGAAGCCAACGAACTGTGACTGCCGCTCGAGCTCGCCCAGGTCCCGACGCGGATCGGCCAGCGCTTTCCAGTCCTCGACCGGGAACAGCGGCTTTTCGTCGAGCGGCGTTTCGAGATCATCCCACATTGTCACGCCCCCGCCCTCCGCTCAACCGCATGCTCAAACGTACTGCGGATCATGCCCACCGGCAGGTTGTGGCGCTTGGCGAACGTCTCGGCGGTGTGTCCGTCGATGAGCTCGGCCACGCGCTCGGGCGTCGCCATGATGAGGCGGGTGCAAAGAGCCGTGGCGCGGTCCTCGCGCGTGCGGGTCTGCGATTGGGGGGCGTGGCGGGGCCTCATGCGGCCACGTCCAACGGCCAGGCTTCGTGCCAGCGATGCTCTTCGTCCGAAGGGGCAAAAGCGAAGCAAACCGTGGGCTGCCAGCCCGTGTCACTAACGAAGCTGCCTGCGCTAACGACATTTTCGCGCAGGGCGTCGACAAAGGCGGGCAGCTGTGGGTAGATCACGGAGTAGCGGTCAAGGCCTCGGTAAACCGCAATGATGCTGGAATGGTCGCGACCCGCCATAGCACGGCCGATCGCCGGGTAGCTGTAACGATGCTCTCGCGCGATCGTGTAGATGGCGCTGCGGACGGCGCTAAACCTGCGGCAGCGGATCGCGCCGTATAGCGCCTCTTCCCGCATGCCGGTCATTCTCGCCGCGACGGTGACGAGGTCTGCAACCCGAGCCCTCACGCCGCAGCCCCTTCCTGCCGGCGCACCAGCTCGCGGCGCAGTTCGATTGTGGAGAAGTCAGCCAGCTTCTCCTTCGCCTCGTCGGGCGTCAGCTCATGCTTCACCGTGACGCGCTCCAGCACCTCGATCGCTCGTTCGCGATTGGGCATGCGCCGGATGAAGCCGCGCTCCTCCAAGCCCTTGACGATGCGCGAGACGTTGCTGGTCGAGTG